AGTTTGCCGCTGCGATCCTTTGCCAGCCACAGTCCATCGCCGTCTGTCATCAAAGCGCGTTGCGTATTGCCTTCGCCATCTTTCTCAACGCGCAAGGCCAGCACCTCGTCGAAAAAATAAGGCAATCCTTGCGTCAGGCTTTTGCCAGGCATTCCAGGGTTGTAGAGCATTCTTCCCAGTTCGTCAGCTGACTTTTCTAACTTTGCACTCATGTAAACATTGCGACCGGCGATATCACGGAACGACCGAATAATTTCGGCCATTGTCGTGTTCATCTCACCGTAAGCGGCGCGGCCGTCCTTGTTTGCCTTGAGCTCCCGTTGCAGCACCACTTCAGCAACTTCGCTGATGCTGTCAAGGCAGATGGACTGATAAACTTTTGCCTCGGCACTGTCCTTGCACCACGCATATGCCTCGCGCAAATCATCAAGGCTCGCCACATCAATGTAGGGCAAATCAGCACTTTGCAGCGATAGCAGACCGCCTTCAGCTGACAGCACAATAGGGCTCGGCAACGTTGCGATCAGCGCGGTCTTGCCCACTCCGGCTGCGCCGTAAACCAACAGCTTTACTCCACTAGCGGCAAGACTTCCCGTAGACTTCAAATTAATAGCCATGTTTCCTCCGATTAAATACTGAACAACAGAACAAGAAAAATCCAACCTGCCGCGAATGTTGCTACGGCGCACGCGGCGGCGCCGACCATCTCTAAAAAGCTCATGATTCGCTCGCGTATTCTGCTGCCAAATCATTTACGAGATCCGAATCCTTGAAATGCTTTTCCAGCATTTCTTTAATTGTTGCCTGCTCGCGCCGGATGCGGTCTGATATCTCGTTGCCGGTGATGCAACCGATATACATTTCAAGGAAATATGAAGGGTCGCGCTCTTCTAACAAAAAGTCGTAAAGATCAAACTCCGACTTCTTGAATTTGCCTTTTACCGGCTGCGGCCACATGCCGTAGTCCATTACGGTTTCCACTACGTTTTCCAGCGCCAACTCGCGGTCGTGGGCGTTGGGTTGGTGGCTGGTTGAGTAGCCTTGCAGCGGACCGCAAACCGGGCAGTCCGTGGCTCCGCACATACATGGTTCTGCACTCATGCTGCCGCCGCCAGTTCGACGACTTTTTGCACCGAGAACTGGGCGGTAAATTTGGCGACCGCAATGTCCCGCTGGGCGGGGGTCAGGCTCAAACGCGGTTTTGCAGAATTGCCGTAATTTGCATATTTAGATACTGCAATCAAAAACCAGTCCAAAGATTTACGTTCGATCGTGTAATCATTAATGATGCGGCTGTATTTGTAAGCGCTCGGTACGTTGCCGCCGGACATGCCAGAGGCAATTGCGCCGGAACGATCTTTTTTTGCAATATCGTATTTCTCAAGCTGCAATTCGCTTGATGCGGCGAGATCGAAAATGTGTTTGTGAAAAGCCGTGTGCGAGTACGACTTGCCGTTGATTTTGTCCAGCAGTGCGTTAATTGCCACTCGATTTGCTTCTACGATTTTGATCTTCATTTTCTAACTCCTCAGTAACCGCTGTCGGCCAATCCGGTTGCGGTATTTGCAAATAATACAGGAACTATGATAACGTGCAAGCACTTTCGCAAATATATTTACTTCGGAGCATAATCTTTTTACTTGAGAGCATACAATGCTTACAATTGAGCAAATTAAACAACGACTTAGTGACTCTAATCTTAAGCGGGTAGCAATTAATGCTGGTTTGCATCCGGCGACGGTTTATAGGTTCATGTCGGAAGACAACCATCGGCCTTTGTTTGAGACAGTGCGAGCGTTAAGTGAGTACTTGACCGCCCGCGAAGCTGCCAATGTCTGATATCACTTACATGTTTGGGGGTCAGCCGTTTGTTGCTCCGGCTTTGCGGCAGCCAGATCCACCGGAGCAGCAGCTGCGCGATGCGATGGTAGATGCCGGACTTGAGCCGCCCGACTTAATTGAGCTGGATGGCAAAATCCATCGTTTTAAATCCGGCACAAAAGGCAGCGGCGGCCATGGCAGCAAACCGGGTTGGTATATTGCATTTGGCGACGGCATTCCTGCCGGTCGCTTTGGATGCTGGCGGGCTGGAATTGAACAAATATGGCGCGCTGAAACCGGACGAGAATTAAATCATGCCGATCAAATGGCGCACGCCCGTCGAATGGCTGAGGCGAAATCTTTGCGTGATGCAGAGCAAATGCGAAAGCACGAAGTGGCAGCCGACACCGTAGAATTGATCTGGTCTGGCGCACAATCCGCTTTGCTAGACCATCCTTATCTCGCCCGAAAATGTATTGGCGTGCATGGCGCCAGGTCGACTGGAGATGGGCGCCTGGTTGTGCCTCTTTACAGCGATGATGGCGCGCTTGCCAGCCTGCAATACATCGATCACGAAGGCAACAAACTTTATCATCCTGGCGGCCAAACTGGAGGCAAGTTTTGGATGATTGGCACGTTGGACGAGCCGGGAACTATTTACCTTGCCGAAGGTTTTGCCACGGCTGCCACGATTTACGAGGTTACACATCGTCCATGCGTAGTTGCCTACAGCGCGAGCAATTTAGTGCCGGTTTTAGGTGTTTTGAGAGCTCGTCATGGCGCTAGCCAGGATATCGTGATCGTAGCCGACAACGATGTTTCCGGAGTCGGCAAAAGTTACGCCGAGCAGGCCGCCGCCAAACATGGCGCGCGCGTGGTAATACCTCCGAACAAAGGGGATGCAAACGATTATGTCACGGCGGGCGGCGATCTTGCCAGTTTGCTGGTTCCTATTGTTGATAATTGGCTTGTCCAGGCTGACGAATTTGCCAGCGAGCCGGCTCCCCTGCGTTGGCTGGTTAAGCATTGGATCCAATCCAACGCATTGATTATGGTTCACGGTCCCTCTGGAGGTGGCAAGACTTTCATCGTTTTGGACTGGGCGCTCAGGATGGCTTCTGGAGCGCCGGATTGGCTCGGCCACAAGATTATGCCTGCTAGCGTCGTATACCTCGCAGGCGAAGGCCACCACGGTCTGCGGGGGCGAATTGCGGCTTGGAAGCAACACCACCGGCCGCCTGCCTTATTAAGCATGTGGCTTAGTCAGGACGGGTGCGATCTAAACACGCCGGCTGGCTATCAGAGGGTGGTTGAAAATATCAGGCGCCTGCCGACTTCGCCGGATTTAATCGTTGTGGACACCTTGCACCGGTTTTTGTCTGGCGACGAAAATTCGGCTCAGGATGCAAAATCCATGCTTGATGCCTGCGCCGGTTTGATGGCTGAATTTAAATGCAGCGTCAGTTTGCTCCATCATACCGGCGTTTCCGAAGAAGCCCAGCACCGGGCGAGAGGATCAAGTGCCTGGCGCGGCGCTTTAGATATTGAAATTAGCATTGTTCCAGGCTCCGATAGCCGCCCGATCCAGATTATCCAGCGCAAGTCAAAAGATGCCGAATTAGCCGGCGAGTGTTGGGTCAATCTGCAATCTGTGTCGATTTCAGGGTGGCTTGACGAGGAGGGGGTGGAGGTTGGCAGCGCCGTAGTAATTAAGGCAGATGCGCCTGTGGCGACAAAGAAACCAAGCAAACTGGCGGGCCATTGCAAAACTTTTGAGAATGCCTGGTGGGCGTCTGGCGCCGAGGAGCGAAATGGTAATCCTTATATCAGCAGGTCCGGTATGCTTGATTATTGCAGGAAAAATTTGGGTCTTAGCGATGCATCTGCAAAGCAGCATTTGAAGGCAAGCGTTTCCGGAAAACCTATCGCAGATCTGATTTTGGCTGAGATGATTGAGCCGTTTGAGCAGGGCTGGCAGGTAAAGGAATCCGCTTATCGCTCCGCAATGCTTTTGCGGAAAAAAGAACGGTAAACTAAGTTATCCACAGACTTATCCACAGGCAAGTTGGCGGTAACAAACGTAACGTAGCGTAATTTTACGTAATTTCGTTACCGAGGCAAAAGCAGCTTTTCCGGTAACGTAACGTAACTCTTTCTTAGAAAGAGTTACAGTTACCGAAATGATGCAGGCAGTTTTAACCCAATACCCTTATTACAAAGTAGGTTATTGATATGTTTGTAAGCACTAACTTCAAATTGGGTTGGAAAAAGTTATCCACAGGCAATGTTTTAAACAGATTGTCGATTTATCCTGATTTTTGCGCTTGCGCGCAGAATTATTGAGGGCTAAGATGTTAGTGCGTAAATCTCCTCCGAGTGCGCAACCCGCTTGACCGCGGTCTGAGCGATGCGGGCGCTCTCCACACGATCGCGGTTGTCTTGAGGTGCTATGGCTGACTATCAGAAAAACGCGGCACTGTTCGTTTCTGTCCTGCTGCATTCAGGCACGAACGCGCATTTCATGCACCTACAAAGCAAAAGTTATAGCCAGCACAAAGCCTTGCAGCGTTATTACGAGAACGTGGTTGACATAGCCGACCGGTACGCCGAGGCGTTTCAGGGCGCTTACGATGTGATCGACACTTACCCGGCTGACTTTCACATTGCGAAAGTGCCGCTGACTTACATTCAAAAAATTAAAGATTTTGTTGACGGCATGCGTAAGGTGCTGCCGGATGACAGTCATCTCATGAACATTATCGATGAGCTGTGCGAGCTGATTGATACAACGATTTATAGACTGCGTGAACTGAAATAGTAACGCCTAATCGCAAACAGTGATAAAGAGTGAACGAAACCGATGGCAAAAGGCATAAAGACTGGCGGCGGTAGTCGGGCGGGCGTGCCAAACAAGGCCACGCAAGACGTTCGCGCCGCCATTGCCGCGTTTGCCTCGGCCAATGTTGGGCAGATGAGCGTCTGGTTGGCGGGCATAGGTGATCCAGCTAAAAAGCTGGACTTGTATCTGAAAGCCATCGAATACCACATTCCGAAGTTAGCCCGGTCGGAAGTCAGCGGACCCGACGGCGGGCCAGTGGAAACGATTTGCAGATGGCAGTCCGAGAAATAGAGCTGCCTTATGCGCCCCGCAAAGCGTTCATGCCATTCCATAACCGGACGCACCGCTGGGCGTGCCTGGTTGCTCATAGGCGGGCCGGTAAGACGGTTGCGGCTATCAACGACATGATCCGCGCAGCCTTCACCAGCAAAGACTCTATGCCGCTATACGGTTACGTGGCGCCGTATCGCACGCAGGCCAAGTCGGTGGTGTGGGATTACCTGAAGCATTACAGCCAACCCATTTGCAAAGACAGCAACGAGGCTGAGCTAACCGTCACGCTCGTGAACGACAGCAAGATTCGGCTATTCGGCGCCGATAACGCGGACGCTATGCGCGGGCTGGGCTTTTCTGGGGTTTACCTGGATGAATTCGGCGACTTCAAGCCCAGCGTATGGGGCAACGTGGTGCGCCCGGCGCTCTCCGACAAACAGGGCTGGTGCGTGTTTGGCGGCACGCCGAAAGGCAAGAATCAGTTTTATGACATACGCCAGACCGCGCAACGTCTTAAAGACGACTGGTTCCTGCTTGAGCTGCCGGCCAGCAAGTCAGGGCTGTTGCCGCCAGGCGAGCTTGCCGCCGCGCGCGCCCAATTGAGCAAAAACCAATACGACCAAGAATACGAGTGCAGCTTTGAGGCCGCAATCCTCGGTGCGTTCTACGGTACCGAGATGCGCGAGGCGACCGAGGCGGGCAGGATCTGCCAGGTCGACTACCAGCCCGAAGTAAACGTGCATACGGCGTGGGATTTGGGTTACCGGGACGATACCGCGATTTGGTGGTATCAGGTCATCCGCGGCGAGATCCACGTGATT